CAACCAACACACCAACGACTACAAGGACGCCTACACCGACAAGAACGGCTACGATGACCCCAACACCCACGATGACCCCAACATCATCACCAGCAGTCCCGTATCAAACGGGATTATTGGCTATTGATTGTGGTGGTGGAATATACACAGGTGGAGTTTCCGTTAGTGTGAATGGAACATTAGTTCCAATTTTATCTACTGGTGGAACAATAGGTAATGGTTCTTGTGTAAATCTACAGATTAGAAACAATACAGCCATAATTTATCAAATAACTTATGGTGGTGGATTTTCAGGTTGTTCTTCACCTGGCTTTGTTTATGATGAAGTTAGGAATATAAACTTTGCTTACAACGCACTTATTGGTTCTTTTGGTGGATATGACTACTTGGAACAATATTATCAAGGTGGTTCTTTAATTTCAGGAACTACAAAGCAAACCGCTATTGTAAATCCTGCCGCTGATTTGGGTAATGGTTGTCCTACACAAGATTTAGATTTGGTTGTAAGGTTCTACATTCAAGGTGGTATTCTTCCAAGTCCTACCCCAACGAATACACCAAGTATCACCCCAACGAATACTTCCACACCGACTTTAACACCGACCCCGACAATTACCCCAAGTTCAACACCAGTTCCTATATTTGTTGCTGGCGGTGAAACGACAAATAAATTAGGTTATTCCAACGATGGTATAACTTGGTCGGCATCTACAAATGGTAATTCAATATTCGGGACTGGAGTTTTTGGTCTTGGTTGGAATGGTAGTAGATTTGTTGCTGGCGGTGTTGGAACAAATGTTTTAGGTTATTCCAACGATGGTTTAACTTGGTCGGCATCTACAAATGGTAATTCAATATTTAATAATTTTGTAAATGCTATTGCTTGGAATGGTTCATTATGGGTCGCTGGTTCAAGTCAGGGAACAAATAAATTAGCATATTCCAACGATGGTTTAACTTGGACTAATTCGTCAAATGGTAATACAATATTCACTTCTGGTGTTTATGGTATTGCTTGGAATGGTAGTAGATTTGTTGCTGGCGGTTATGGAACAAATAGATTAGGTTATTCCAACGATGGTATAACTTGGTCGGCATCTACAAATGGTAATTCATTTATCACATCACAAGGTAGAGATGTTGCTTGGAATGGTTCATTATGGGTTGCTGTCGGTATAGGCGGGGATAGAATAGCAGTTTCCAACGATGGTATAACTTGGTCGGCATCTACAAATGGTAGTAGTATATTCAGTAGTAGTGTTGATTGTGTTGCTTGGAATGGAAGTAGATTTGTTGCTGGTGGAAGTGGAACAAATGTTTTAGGTTATTCCAACGATGGTTTAACTTGGTCGGCATCTACAAATGGTAATACAATATTCGCAACAAGTGGAGCATCACCAACATCACATTCGGTTTCTTGGAATGGTAGTAAGTTTATAGTAGTGGGTAATACTTATGCTGGTCCTGGAGTATCAAATCCCCGTCCAGTAATAGCATATTCTACTGATGGTATTACTTGGAGCGCTTCAACAAATACAAGTGTAGCATTTGGTGTAAGTGATTTATATGCTTCAACATCTAAACCAGGCCCTAATCTTTACCCACCTAGATAAAATATTATGATATACATAGAACAAAACGCAGTCAATAACATCTTCGTAAATGTATCACAATACAAGACGGGGAACTTTGGTGCCAATCCAAGATACTTGTGGAGATTACAAAACGCTCAAGGTAGAAATATTGTATCGTTTTATCCTGAAAATAGCACAAACACTTACCCAAGTGCCTATACAGGTCGTTATGATGTATTCACATTTAACACCTTTAAGAACCAACCTGAAAACTATAACTATAGTGCGGGAACTGATTGTAATTTACACCTTGTAAATGAAAACCAATACTGGCTAGGGATTTATGAAATGCCACCTAATTCAACATCATTAAATCCTTCAGGTGAAAAGTTGTTAAATAGTTTGGCGTTTATATTTGTTCCTGTTGAAAACGAGTTTTATACAGGAAATACTGCGAACTTCACACCTAACAAGATATACTACAAACAATAAAGGACTGACTTATATTTATAGAATATGGAAAACATACAGAAACCAATAGAACCTAAAATCCATTCGTTTAATGTTGATTATCAAATCAACAGATTAGACACCCGTGAAAATAGGGAAGCAACCGAAAGAAGCAAGCCTTGGGTTATGTGGGGATTACGAAATGATTACCCACAATTTATCCTTCAAGTAAAAGAACATTCACCAACGATGTCGGTGGCTATTGATGCTAAAGTAAATATGACCTATGGCGATGGTGTAGAAATTGAAGATTTAGGAAATGTGTTGGTGAATAAATACGAAACGATTAGTGAATTATATTACAAAGTATTTTATGATATTTGGTTATTCGGTGGTTATAGTTTGGAAGTAATTAAAAGCCGTGATGGAAGTAGAATTGAAAGTATCTACCATATTCCATTCCAAGATGTTCGTGTTGGAAAACAAGATGTAGAAATACACAATAGGGAAAATGGTGTTTTTTATGTATGTGAAGATTGGCAGAACACACAACAAAAAAGATTAGTTGTAAAGTTCCAATCATTAAATATGGAAACCCGTGAAGGTCGTGAAATGGTATATTGGAAAGATTATACCCCAACGATGAATAGACACTACCCTTTAACACCATATCAATCTTCTATTGATAGTTGTGTATTGGAAGCAGAAATCTACCAATTCCACAAGACAAACTTGGCAGCATCACTTATGCCGAACTTGTTTGTAAGTTTGATAGGAGACCCTACACCTGAAGAACGACTTTCTACATACGAAGAATTGGTTAGGTCTTATCAAGGAAAGAACGGACAAAAACTTATGTTGGCATTCAGTAATTCTGCCGATGAAAGACCTGTTATTGAACCAATCAGTAATACGGGTAATGATAGTTTCTATACCGAAATATTACAAATGTGCGTTCAGGCAATCCTTACAGGACAACAAGTCGCATCACCATTACTTCTTGGTATTTCAACCTTGAATAATTCAGCATTCAGTCAAAACGCAGAAGAAATAAATGTGGCTTGGAACTTGATGATGGAAACCACAATTAAGCCTATGGTTAGAAAAGCAAACGCATCTATTGAAAACATATTAGCGTTAAAATACGATAGACCAATCAAATTGATAAACAAGTTTAGAACACCTGAATTATGATATATTGGATAGACGAAAGTTATGTTCGTGATAATTTACCTGTAGAATATTCCCTTTTAAGTGGAAACATCTTACCTGCCTTACAACAGGCTCACTTCATCAACGCTCGTGATATATTGGGTGATAGATTGTTTGATAAGATAAATGAATTGATTTTAACAGGTGATATTGATGACCCCGCTAATGAAAGATTTAAGTTCTTATTGGATAATTACCTACAGAATGTAGTGTTATATTGGACGATGAACTATCTAACAATCAACCTATTAGCGAAATACGCAAACAGGGGCGTTCAATCACAACAAGGGGAGTTCAGTAATAATGTTGATTTATCTGTTTGGCGAACCTTGAAAAATGAGTTTCAAGATTTAGCAACTTATTATAGTCAAAGATGTAATGATTGGTTATACTGGAACCAAAACGATTATGTCCCATACTATACTTATATGCTTTCCAACGGATTACAACCAGCAAATCCCCGTGATAAGTTTAGAAATGGTGGTCTTGTTTTAGGGGCTCGTAGAAGGTTCAGCTATAACAATATGTGCTGCTACTAATAAAGTGTCTTAAACACCAAATAAAGTGTATCTACCGAAGTATAATAGGGGTGAAAGTATATCGGGTTATGTATCCCGTTGTTCCACTACTGCTGATATGGTTAGAAATGTAGGACAGATTGGGGTAAGACAATCCATTTGTAAAGAACACGCAGAACAAATGCGTCAAGCACTACGACAACCTTTTACTGAACCTGAACGAAAGTTGGGTCAAAAATAATTTAATTTTATTTTTTATTAGTTTGACTTTTGTTCCATCAGGAACTATTTATTGTATATGGGAAACAATAACACGAAGGAAGTGCGACCCGTTGCGGAACGCCACCTTCACGACAAACTTACCAACAAAGAATATCTTATCGTTAAACAACAAGAATGGCAAAGGGAATTATCCCTTGAAAAGTCCATAAACTTTTATCAAAACTTAAAGAAGTAAAATTATGGGAAGACCAGTATTATCACCGACACAAGTTCGTAGAATTAAAATGTTATTGGAAACGGGTGATTACACCCATCAACAAATCGCAGAAAAATACAAAGTATCACGAACACAGATTACCAAAATCAATATCGGGTTGAAGAACCCTATGGATAAAAACGGAAGGTGGGGAGATATAGAGCTCTAACCAAAAGTCCTAAAGGATTTATTATCATTTAACAATATAAATGATATTATTTTTTTTTCTTATGAAAAGAAAAATAATATCATATTGTATAATGTAAATAATAAACCTTTGGAAATCTAAAAAAAAAGTTTTAACTTTGACGATATGATAAAAGATTTTGAGAATAAGATGTTGAAATCCATTTTCAACAAACCCAGTATTCTAATCAAGAATATTGAATACATTACCCGTGATGAAATATTTGTTGAAAAGTATAACAAGTATATTCTTCAACACATTATAGAATATTACGGAAAGTATAATGAAGTCCCAAGTATAGATTTCGTTTGTGATATGATTATCAACGAAGGTGTAGCACCACAGATTACTAAAATCTGTATAGACCATTTGTTATTGGTAATTGACCCAATAGAACTTACTGAAGGTGAAATGAACTATTTGGAAGACAACCTAAAGAAAAGATTAAAGGACAATATTGTTTCCAAAACTGCGAACAAGATTGAAAAACTTTCAAGTGAAGAATTGGAAAAGGTGATTGTTGATGTGAATAATCTTCAACAAGAAAACCCGAACTACGAAACCATATTCCTTTGGGAAGAACTTGAAGAAGAAACAAGACAACCAATTCCAACCAAATTGGAATTGATTGATGAATACGGAATAGCAAAAGGTGAATTGGGATTGTTGTTGGCAGGAACAGGTGTGGGTAAATCCGTATTTCTAACCTATCTGGCAAATAATTTTATGTTGAATGGATACAAGACATTACACATAGTATTTGAGGGTCATAGAAACACTTATTTAAGAGCACACAGAACCAAACTTGGTAATCCTTCAACGGACGACTTACGAAGGGGAAAGACAATTTCCAACCTTCGTTTAGTCCAAATGAAATCAAACAACACAACAACCAAAGATATTGAAGCACTAATCAATAACACAATTCAAGATGGGTTTATTCCTGATGTGATTGTATTGGATTATGTGGATTGTTTGGTTGGGTCTAACAAGAAAGAAATATGGCAGAATGATATTTCAATCGTAAATGAATTGGAACACATCAGTCAAAAGTATAACATCGCATTATGGTCTGCGGTTCAAGCAAACAGAAGTGGAATAAACAAAGAACTATCAATAGAAAATATTTCAGGGTCAATATCCAAAGCACAGAAAGCATCATTTATCTTGGCTTTAACCAGAAGTCCCGAACAAGAAGAACAGAACCGAGCAACGATGTCTGTAATAAAAAACAGATTTGGTGTGAAAAGAAGTTCGTATAATTGTGTGTGGGTTCCAGCTGAAATGAAGATTGAACTACCTATTAAAGAAAAACCTTTATTATGAAACAGATAAACAGAATGGAACGATGGTTTCAACGACACGATGTAGAAGCTACAAAACGAAAAATGCTTGAATGGAATACTGATGATTATGAAATATTTTTTCTTAAAATATTTCACACATCATTAAATCAGGAAGAAAGAAACATTTTATATTTTCATTTAGAAAATGATAATATGGATATTGTTGATAATGATGACTATATTTATCAGGGGGGGTTTGCTTTCTAATAGTGTTTCCCATATACTATTCTTATTCGTTTGTCCTAACTATTCAACCCCCCTTTTTTAATTAAACGAAGATGGAACTAAATGATGATGATTTACTGATTAGAAGAAAGCGTGTTGATGAATACGGGGAATGGGAATATGAATGTAGGTATTGTGATAGATGGCTCCCCAAAACAAAGTTTAGGGGTTGTATAGATTACATAGACGCTTATGGGAATTGTTTGATGTGTATGAATTGTAGAGCATCAAAAGGACAACAAACACAAAGGGAAAATATGGATAGGGAACTAAAAGTAATTCTAAATAACTTGAATTATGATACATTAGGGAACATACCGATTTGGATACAATTTCACGAACGACATAATTTACCAATAAAAAACAAGGACAACTAATATTTATAGATTATGAATGATGTAATAACGACCGCTGTAATTGGTTTTATTTCAACGATAGTAGGATACATCGTTGGTAATAGAAAAACCAAAGCAGAAGCAAACAGATTAGAAATTGAAAATGTTAAAGAAGTAATATCTGTTTATACTATGGCAATAAATGACTTGAAGGTTGAAGTCAAAGAATTAAAATCACAATTAGAAAAATACCAATCCCATATTGAAAAATTGGAAAAGGAGTTATATTCTTTTAGAAGTGATATGAACCCCGAACTAAAACGAAACGCACTATGATTGATAATGTAGAAGATATTGAAGTAGGTGAATTGTTTAACTTACCTATTGAAGATAGGAAGAAGGTAATAGAAGCAGGAGTTGATGTATTGTTTCAACAAATCATCATCACCGCACAGATGACGGATATATTACCATCGCAGTTGTTGAATAACACACTAGCGAATATTGAAGAACAAATAAAACACCACACCGAAAACGACAACTACGAAATGTGTTATTATTTCACAGAAATCTTTTGGGAAGCAAATAAACGATTAGATGATTTAAGAAAGGAAAAAGGAAATGTGTTCGTGTAAGCAAAGTCCATTACAGAAGGTAGAAAGTAGGCTCGCCAGTCGTGGTTGGGGTAATATAGCAAATAGTGAATTGCGTTTAATAGACGAGTTCATTTTTACAAAATTAGGGGTAAGACCATCTACCCAACAAGAAAGAATTGATATGTATGGAACAGCCAAATCAAAATGATAAACCAAAAAGCAGACAGGGTAATTATGTCTATTCAAGGGAAGCCAAGAACAGACATTCAACTATCCAAAAGCAGAATTGTATTATCAATAAACTAGCCGAAGGTAAATCGGTAAAACAGGCAACCAAACTATGCGGTTGTAGTGATGTTTCTTACTACAGGTGGAAGAAGTATGACGAAGAGTTTAAGACCAAGATTGAAGAATATTTCCAAATTGAATTAGAACAGGCAGAAGAAATATTAAAACAATCTTTAGCAGAAAACCCAAACTTACTTCAGTTTTTCTTAAAACACAGGCACCCCGAATATAAGGTCAAGCAATCTATAGAACTGAACCATACTGGTTTAGACAAAATAGAAGTCCGTGTAATACTACCGACAAATTACCAAGATACTACCCCTGAAGACCCTGATGTTCTTTGATGACTGCCATTATTAAAAACTGGTCTTGGGGATAGATAAAAAGGAAGGTGTAAAAAACCTTCCTTTTTTTTTGTGATATGTTTGGCAGTTTCAATAATTCGCCGTTTCTTTGTGGTATGAATACTAAACGAGAAATGAAATACAAGATGAGCGAACAATTTGCGATTATCCAACACTTCAACGCTAAAAACCCTGTGGTAATCAACCGATACGAAAATATGTATGGTATTACTTTAGAAATGTTGGTTGAAGAAGCCAACGAATTAGTATCATTATACAACCGAAAGTTCGGTAAGAGATTTGGTAATGCTTACTATTGGGTAGTAGTTGATGGTAAGGCATACAAAAAAGTTGAAAATAATTTTGTAGAAATCAATTAAACTAGTATCTTTGTATTATGAAAAACACACAAAAAGGATTACCGAAAAACTTTGATAAATTATCGCAGTATGATAAAGTTTTAACTTTGTTGAATATGGCGTTTGATTATCCTATGGAATATAAGGTTTTACCATTATCTAAACTTTGGAGTATTGATGAAAATGTATCACAGAACATACATAATCAAACAAGGGACAATTCAACCGAGCATCATTACAACCAAGTTATTATGAATAATATTTTGGATTTTGTAAAAAAACATTTGGCAGTATCAAAATAATCAGTATCTTTGTAAGACACAATCACACTATAAAAAAATAAACCACTATGAAAAACCAAGAACAACAAATCAAAGAGAAAATTGAAATCATCATCGGTAATGTAATCGCAGAAGCAAACACCTTGAAAGAATGGGTTGATGTAGCAGGTAATGAAAAGTTCAAGACCAAAATTGGTAAGATTAGTTTGTTGGATTTGATAAACCCATCTAAACTTGACGCAAAATCATTCATCGCTCTTATTAGTATTATGGGTAGAAAAGATGTGGTATTTGGTAATCTTCCTGATGATGTAATCCAAGCGGTTTGTGTGGATATGTGTGGTGATAATTTGACCCAAGAACTTAAAAATATTTTTAACTAATTGCTTGTATAATCCAAATATAATCCTGAACTTTGTATCACTATGGAAAACACACAAAACAATAACACGATGAAACAAGTATCACTTGAAACTATGAAAAGCATTCTTGATGAGTTCAAGGAACTTACAAAAACTTATGATGAAGCGAATGAAGATGTTAAATCTATTGAATGTGTAATCGCTATTTTAGCAACACGAGGTTTAATTAAAAATGATTTG